TATTTACAAAGGGTGTGAGCAACTTCATTGGAGAAAACCAATGCCAGGTGTTAGACGTAATAAACTTCGTAAAATGTTTAAGCAACCAGAGTTGTATTACCATCAAATCTTCTTCCATTATGTTTTAGCAAATGGATACCGAGTGCATTGTGCCAATGATCCAGGTGTAACATCCTGAGTTTGGGAATAGATAAGTGTGCTATGATATGGAAGTAGTCAATCCCCAAGGCAATGCAATTTACTCTTACCTGTCGTGATGAAGACGGTACTGTTACAGAAAAACGTTTTGATAGCGTATATCTAGACAATGTTGTTGGAAACATTGGAGACTTTCTTCGTGGATGTGGATTTTACTTTGACGAGTTGGAAGTAACTAACGACAGTATTGATGAATCTCCTTTTGTGCAATTTTTGTCAGAGACGGAGGAAGAGGTGCCACAAACTAATTGACATCTCAACTTCTTTTCTCTAATATATACAGTGTAGTTAATTTTTCCTCAACAATCAACTTTTATGGGTAAAACATTTCGACGTGGCGGTAACGAGCGTGGTTACTATTCTCCTGGCAAATCCTTGAGAGATAAACGTCAACGTGGTGGTTTCAGTCGTAATCAATGGGAATATGATGATCAACCCAACAAAAATGACAACCGCAAAACTAAATATACTGAATCATTCGACAACATTGATGGAGAATGGGCATGACACATAGTTGGTTTTCCGAAGACTCTATCTTTGAGCGAATTGCCGAAGAGACTGAAAAAGAAGAGCAACCAGAAGTGCCAGAGTTTGATGATGCTGCAGAGGGAAGTTATGAAATAGATTATACGGTTCAATACTAAATGTGTGAGAGGGGATTGACACCCCTCTTTTTTTATGGTAATATAAATAAATCGTCAAGACATTAACTTGACGCTTTCTTTCTACCATATTAAGGAGAATCAAATGTTCATCAAAGACCTTCTTGGTGCGTACACTATTAACGTACCTAAAACTACATCTGGCAACTTAATGCCAATAGAATCATTTACCGCTGAAGAAGTAAGAAACTTTAAGATTGATAAGCAGTATCAACGTCATATCTCTCCAGCATATATCAAGAAAAGTGGATCACTTGACCTTACAAAGTTGACTCCTATTGTTGCATGTCACCGCCCAGAGTCTCTAGGAGAAGATGGTGGTTATTACGTTGTTGATGGTCAACACCGCACTTTCAGAGTTGTGCATAGCGACTATTCTGGTCCTGTGCCTGTGCAAGTTTATACTCATCCAGAAGATTCTAGTCTTGAAGAGTGTATTAAGTTTGAAGCAATTCTATTTGAGGATATGAATACCCTCAGCAAAAGGACATCCAAACTTGATAACGTACGTGCTGGCATTTGTAGTAAAAAAGACGATGCACTTCATATCCTGAATGTGATGGAAATGATCAACATTACTTGCGATAACTTTGGATCTGAGAATGATGATGCCCGCGAGTTGGAAGTTTTCACACACTTCTATTATCTCTGCATATCAGATTATGATTCTCAGCATACCTCTAGAATCACTGAAGGATATAAACTTCTTGATGAAATGTATCCAGAAGAGATAACTGTGAATGGATATATGTTGCGAGCATGTTGTTTGCTTTCTGAGTTTGAGAAAGCACTTACAAACGGTAAAAAAGCAAAGTTTGGTGAATATCTTCGTGATACACTACCTAAAATCAAAACAGTTAAATCCCTTGTAAAGGGATATGCCACTCAGGACTCTCCAAGGTACATTATGCACGACATCATTAAGTCATATAATGAGTTGCCTGGTGTAACTGGTGCCATCAAAATTGGTGATGATATGATTAAACGTCTGTCAAATAAAGCACTCGGAGGAAATCCTAGGTTTTCTAATCCAAATGTGTGACAGTTGACCTAGTGGCACAGGGGGGTTGACAGACCCCCTTTTTTCATGTATTCTATGAAAGTTGAAACAAACAAACACTAATCCATGTCTCGCATCGCCAATCAGTATCGCCAAATGATTCCTTTGGCACTCAATCTTCTCACCGAATCATTGAATGGTGCCCTCGATCGTCTTACCTTTGGGCATGGTGGTGATCTTGATAGTCTGATGCCAGATACGGTTAGCAAGACTAAACTTATTGCCATCTTTCTGCCCTACGCAATGCAGGAAGCAGCAAACAAACTTGGAATCAAGTATAAGTTTGTCAATGCTAATGGTTATGATGTGGAGATGAGTGACGATGGTGTTGTTACCATCGAAGAAAAAGCATCTCTGATGAGTGAAGAAACCAGCGCATCCTTTGCCACTGGTAACAACCACAGCAAGGTCAAGAATCACCTGCACTTTGTTATGAAGTTGCAGAATGTTGGTAACATCTTTACCTCTTGCTTTGCTGCTCTGGTTGATGTACCTGACCTTAGCGAAGGATCTGGTTGGGATGATGCTGTCACCAAGAGTGGTAAGAATAACAATGGATTCTCTTCACTGAAGATTCTTAACCAAGACTATGATAAAATCGAAGTGATTTACGGAGACATCCGTAAAGCAAAGAAATATATCCACACCGTATACGAAACTCTCGATGCTTGATACTAACACAACACATTTGATGAGTTGCATCACTGGGATGCAACAGATGGATGCAGAATCTGTAGATCTCTGCGTTACATCACCACCATATGATGACCTTCGCACCTATAATGATAGCAGCAAATGGGACTTCAATGTCTTCAAGGATGTCGCACAGGGTTTAACTCGTGTGCTTAAAGATGGTGGCGTCATTATGTGGAATGTGAATGATGCTACGATCGGAGGATCTGAAACTGGCAGTAGTTTCAGACAGTGCTTATATTTTATGGACGCATGTGGTCTGCGTTTGCATGACACAATGATCTACGAAAAGACGGGCACAGCGTTTGCATCTGGTCCCACCAGTGTACGCTATACTCAAATCTTTGAGTATTGTTTTATCTTATCCAAGGGCAAACCTAAGACGGTTAATCTTATTCAGGACAAGAAGAATAAGTGGGCAGGTATATCCTCTTGGGGCAATGCTAAGACTAGAAAGAGGGATGGCACGATGCACGATCCTGGTCGAAAGAGTAACACCATCCGTGAATATGGTGTGAGGACTAACATTTGGAAGATCAAGAATAGTGGTGGTTTTGGTCAATCTTCTAAGGCATCTTACAAGCATCCTGCTACAATGCCTGAGGAATTGGCACGGGGTCATGTACTTACCTGGTCAAACAAAGGAGATCTCGTTATAGATCCTTTTATGGGTGCTGGTACTACTGCACAGGTCTGTATTGAGGAGGATCGTAACTTTATTGGTTTTGAGATCGATCCCCAGTATTATGAAATGTGTATCGAGCGTGTTAAGATTTCGACTCCTACATTGTTAAGTAATCTCGTGGAGGTGTGACAGTTGGCAAACTGCACACTAAATAGGTCAAAACTTCATGAGACGGTTTATAGTAACTTTGTTATTCACAGACGGGACACTGACCAATGTAATAGTTGACTCAAATGCTTCGCAATGGTTTGTGCTCCATTCTCAAATAGCACACAAACAAAATGTCCAATCCTACTCAATCCTTGATGCCAAACACTTACGATTTTACAGGTGATGCTACTACCCTCCTTGGTCTGGTTGGTATTGTTTCAGCGTTTGTTATTGTTGTTACTGCCTTCCGTCGCTTTTTCAATTCTCCTTATAACGTCCGATATGTAAAGCGCACTGATGAAACTCCCATCGAATCTGAATGATATGATCACACCAAAGACTAAATCTACCTCCCTTCAGAGTCAGATTAAACAACTGAAGAAAGCACTTAAAGAAGCGGATAAAAACCCGCTTCTGTATAAACAAGAAGAATATGTATTTCTGAAGCGATCTCTTCGTCGTCTTCGTGAAGTACTTGACACCGCTAGAAAAGCACAAAAAGGAGGATTTGGTTATGAAATTTGATGAAGATCTTGAAGATCTTGAAGATCTCTTTGAGTATGACAACGCGACAACACATTCAGATCAATACTTTTTAACGGGTGCAACTGATCGCGTCCAAATGCGAGAAGAGGAGTGGGTTTCTTCCTTCCTTGGATCGGAAGAAGAACTAATTGATGACATTCTCTCACATACTTGACATGCTTTCCCTAATTCTCATTGGATCAATCTTTACCCCTCTCGGTCACACAAAACCAGTAGAAGTGAAGGTTGTGCCTTTTAATGAAAATGTTGCACGTTATTGTGCATATAAATCAAATATTCCCTATGCTTCAGATGATTTTACTGAAGTTAAGTGGATTCAATTTAAGACCTGCTACAATTCTCTTAGTATTGGACATTGATTATGACTGAAGATCTTGTACGCCTTAACGTGCATGAAATTGGTATTCTTCTCTCTGCACTTCAATACATAGATTTGAGAGAAGAACATCTTATTGCTAAACAATATGGAAGTGTGCCAGCACTGTATAACAAACTTTACAGTGTATTTGAGTCAATGGATCGCTCTCAAGTTAGACTACAAAATGATGTAGTACCTTCATTCTAGTGTGCCAGTTGGATTAGTGGCACAGCATCCCACCAAACCGCTCCAAGGGGTGCCATACTAACAGAGTCAAAGCAAACGACTATGATCGAATCCTACAACTTCACTGGTGACGCTGTAACCTACCTCGGGTTGGTTGGTGTTATCTCCACCGCTATCATTCTGGTTTCGGTGTTTCGTTCCTACTACAACTCTCCCCTTCTTAAGTGATGACTTCTTTTGCTGACTACGTTGAGACCAAACCAATGAAAGATCGACAGATCGAAGATGTAGAGCGTTACACAGTTATGTTATGCTCTGCTCTGTATGAAAGTATCAAGACGCAGCAACTGCGTTGGCATTATCTTGGTCAAGCAAGTGGCACCGATAGTGAATATCACGAAAACAAGATTCGTGAGATTGAAAATGGTGGTGTTGACCATGAGTTTTATATTGAAGAAGGTCGCAAATATCTTAAACTTATCCACCAATCTGGTGTGGGTGGTAGTCGGAGTGTCCATGCTTTTGTGAATAAAAAGACTGGCGAAGTGTATAAACCTGCAACGTGGCAAGCACCTGCCAAACATGTACGCTATAATCTTCTTGACGAGAAATCTCGTGAAGAATGTTATCAACGTGCCGACTGGGCAGGTGGTTATCTTTACATCCGATAAAAAATTACTATGGACATGCAACTTGAGCGTCAATACTGCATTGACAACATGGGAGAAACTCTTTACGAGCGTATGATTGCAATAGCAGATGATTCTCCCTTTGATTCTATCTCAATCTATGAGGAGTGGGTTGTTGATGGTAAAGATCCTGAAGATGATATGTTTATCTTTCTGGACAACTTTACTCTAGAAACCACATGATGTGCCAATCTAAGAAGTGTCACATGGGGGGTTGAAATGCCCCCTGTTTTGTGCCATACTAACAGTATGAAAAACACTCACCTAGAGCATCCCGAAGATTCTGTACTGCTGGGTAAGCAATCTGTGCAGGATACTATCAACTATCTGCGTAACTGTAAGGGTTACTGCAGTGTGAAATATGATGGTTCTCCTGCTATTGTTTGGGGCACATGTCCTGAGACTGGTAATAGGTTTGTGGGCACGAAAAGTGTATTCAACAAAGTCAAAGTGAAGATCAATTATACTCATGCTGACATCGAGAAGAATCATAGCAACAACGAAAAAGTTGCTGCCATCCTACATACCTGTCTTGAGACATTGCCGTGGGTGGAAGGGATTCATCAGTGTGATTTTATTGGTTATGGTGGTAAAAACACTTTTACGCCCAATACTATCACTTATGACTTTGTTTCCGAAGATG